GCCCCATGCCTTAATTGCGCCGGTGAGGGTGTTCAGGCTGACGGTGACGATGCCCACCACCGCATCCCACAGCCGCACGAACGGCTCGCGGGCGAACTCCGTCCACTTCCACAGCCAGGAGACAAACTGCGTCAGGGGCTCGCGGAACGCAATCGCCATGGCCACGACGGCGGCGATGGCCAGCACGGTCCAGCCAACAGGGCCCAAGAAGGCCAGCAAGCCAGGAATGAACGTGCCGGCGATCCAGCTGATGAATCCGAGAAATGCCGGAATCAGGCCCTTGCTGATGGCAAACACAAATGCGCCCACAAACGTCTTGAGCGCTGCAACGATGGCGCCGCCAGCCAGGGCGGCCTTTAGTGTGCCAAACAGGCTGATCAGCGAAACCAGGAACGGAGCGGCAGCGGCCAGTGCAACGAACCCAGCCGCCAGGCCGGCAAAGATCGGCCCCACCGCCGGCAGTTCCATAATCTTGACCAGCAGGCCGAACACAGGGTCAAGGGCTTTCATCGCAAGCTGCAGCGCTTTGACGAAGTTTTCGCCAAACTGAATACCCAAAATGTCGAGCTGGTTTTTGGCCAACTGCATCTGGCTGGCGGTTGTTGCCAGCTTGACTATAAATTCATCGTTGACCGATGCGGCGTACTTAGCCTTGTCTCCGACTAGACCCAAAGCGCCTTCCAGTAACTCTGCATTATTGATCAGCGGCGCCAGTGCTCGGGCCTCGTCTCCAAATACATCACTGATAACGGAGATCTGCATTTCCTTGGGCAGGTTCCTGATCCGAGCAAACACATCTCGAATAGTGCCGATCGCGTTTTTCTGGAACGTAGTGGTAAACCCTTGCATATCGGCTTTTGCTCGCTCCTCTCCCGTCTTCTTAGCTGTGACCTTGGCCCGTTCTAGGTATTGCTTCTCGGCGTCCTCTAAAGCCTTAAATCGATTTTCAGCGGCAGACTTTTGAGTTTCCATAAAAGTATCTTCTTGCTTCTCAACTTGCGTTAGTCGATCAGAGTTTGCCTTCAGCTCCATGTCGCGGCGATCATCCATTTCATCGCGGATGACTTGCTGTCGGTCGCGGGCCGCCCGGCGCTGAACCGTCATCTCGCGGTCCAGCTGATCGCGGATGGCGTCGATTCGTGATTCGTAGGCATCGCGGATCTGATCGACTGCGGCAGTGGCGTCGGTCTTTTGGGCTTGGGCGATCTTTTGGATGCGATCAACCTCCGCCCGCTCCTGCCGCTGCAGCGCCTTGATCTGCGCGTCGGCGCGATCCCTCGCCGCGTCCTCCTGGGCTCTGGCTTGATCTTCCCAGCCGTCTTGCAGGGCCGTGAGCTCATCGCGGAATCGGCGGTTGATCTCGCGGCTCAGCCGATCGGTTTCATCGCGGGCGATCTCAATGCGGCGGTCGCTTTGCTCCTGGGCCAGGCGGATGACCTGATCCTTCTGCTCCCTGGCTGCGTCCACCCGGCGGCGGCTGGCGGCCTCAGCCTCACGGGTCAGCTGCGACTCCACCTGTTTGGCGTCCGCCATTTGATAGCCCAGCCGGCGCAGTGCGTCCACCTGCCGTTCGGTCATGGATGGGCCACGGCTGAGCGCCCGAATCATATTGTTGAAGCTGGTGGCGGCCACCTCCGCCTGGGCGCCAGACCTGAGCATTGCGGCGCCAAACGCTGCCGTCTCAGTGGCTGCCAGCCCCGCAGCCTTGCCCGACGATGCCGCCCTCAGCATGAAGTCGGTCAGATCGGCAGCCGTCCTGGCCGAGCTGCCCATGTTGTTGGCCAGGTAGTTCATGGCGTCAGCCAGGTCCATCGTCTCCTTGTGAGAGAGGCCCAGGTTGGCGCTCAGCTTGGCGATCGATTCGCCGGCCTGAGCGGCGCTCATGTCCCACGCAACGGCGATCTTCGCCACGTCGCGGGCGAACTGCTCCAGCTCTGATCGGGGCACGCCAGAGCCAGCAGCGGCGGCATAAAGGGCGGCGATCTCGTTCACCGCCAGCGGCACTTCCCTAGCCAGGCTGAAGATCTCTTGCTTGATCTGAACGATCCCGGCCGGTTCAACGCCGTCCAGCACCTTGACCACATCGGCCATGCTGGACTCAAACTCGATTGCTGCGCGAGTCGAGAGGCCAATGGCCACTCCGACGCCGGCTGCGGCTGCGGCGATGCCCTGCCAGGCGGCAGATCCCACCACGGCTGCAAACGCCGATTTCGCATCCTTCGCCGCCTTCTCCGCCCCGCCGATCGCCCGCTCCAGCTTGGTGATCTCTTCCAGTCCTACAACCTTCGCCGCGATCCGCAGCACCGCCTCCATGTTCATCGCCATCAGCGGCGCCCTCCTTTCGGCTGCTTCGGTTCGGCCGCCCGGTTGATCAGTTCCTTGGCGCGGCTTTCCATGATCTGCAGATCCTCCAGAGCCTGGCGCCGGTTACCCACAGCGTAAAGATCCATCATTTGCAACACCACGGCATAGTCGAGGCCCACCACGCCGGAGCCGCCAACACGCCACTGGGTCTGGCACTGCAGGAACAGATGGACGGCATCTTCGTGCTCGGGCCACACCTCAAACTGCTTCGGGTTCTGCACCACCTCCGGCAGGCAGCTCACGTCCGCTCCGTAGGCCTTCAGGTCCGCCAGCAGGTCATCATTGGCGCCGCCGTCACCGTGCCACCAGTGATCGACGGCGCCGGTCAGTTTCCCTTCTTGGCCACCTCCATCGAGCCATACCAGGCCTTGATGATCTGCCCGGCGATGGTGGGGATCTCCAGCAGCTGATCCAGCGCGGCCTCAGAGAACGGCACATCCTTGCCGCTGTCGTCAGTGATGCCGGCCCAGCCGATCAGGATCTCCCGTGCGGCGGTCTTGTCGTCCAGGAGCTCATCATCACTGACGCGGCCCAGCTCGGTGGCTCGGGCCAGTTTGGCGATCTCGTTGATCCGGCTCTGCGGCAGCCGCTTGAACTCAGCATCGAAGGAATGTTTCTCCCGCCGGCCGCCATCCACGGGGATGAGCAGGGGCACCGGCCAGGTGTACGAAGCCGACTGCTTCAGAACGAAGGACATGGGTGTTCAGTGAGTGGCGGTGAAGATCAGGTGAGCACTAGGCTCATTTCGTTGTTGGCTGCAGTCGCCTGCGCCATGTAAGGCACGTTGAGCATCTGAATCCCGTCGCTGTCGCTGTAGGTCGGGGAATCGATGTTGCACTGGCCCATGCTCAAGGTCACGATGTTCCCTGCGGTCTGGCCGTGCTGCCAGGCGATGGTGCCGGTGGCCTGGCTGATCACCTGGGCGAAGTAGTCCTTCTCACCAGAACCGGAGCCGATCACCGGGGCCTCAATCACCGCTTCGCCAGAGGGCAGGCGGTTGGTGATCGGGTACTGCTGCGTGCAGCCCGCCAGCTGACGGAGGGGGATCTCGTTGCCCAGGTTCAGGGTGAAGGACTCCATGCAGGCCGTGGTCAGGCCCAGGATGTTCACGCCGGTGGTGTTGGCGCTGTTGACGATCACCGGCGTTGCCTGATTGGCGAAGGTCGGGGTCAGCTGGGCCTCGGTGGCGGCAGCCACGTACTCACCGAAGAACTCGAAGCTGATCCGGGGGATCTCGCCGGCCGCCAGGTTGAAGGTGGCGTTGCCACGGCAGCCCTTCAGGCGGTGGCGGTTGCCGTCGTTGTTGAAGTCGAAGCTGACGCCAACGATTCCGGTCATTGCCGGGGCGTAGGTCACTGAGGTGGTGGCCACCACCGTCTCACCGAACCCGCAGGCCCGCAGCAGCCGGCCCCAGCGGGGGGCGGTGCCGGCCGTACCGCTGCCCGCCAGCTCCACGTCGAAGGTCACGGTGCCCACCCGTTGGCCGACGATCTTGGGCCGGTTGCCGAAATACGGCAGCACCAGCTCGCGATCGATCAGGCCTGCGTCGAGGGGCTGACAGTCCAGGTTCTGCACCAACAGGGCATCGGTGCCCGCGACTGTCTCGAAGGTGCCGTAGCTCGCCTCCACTGCCGCCAGCAGAAGGCGCCTATGCGTCGATTTCGTCATTGCTCGGAGCGGGGGCAGGGGTGGGCATCACGCACTCAGCGGGCTTGTGGCCCTGGTCGATCCACTTGCCGGTGGCCTCGTCCAGCAGATAGCTGCCGCCATCGGTCGGCCGGGGGTCAGGCTCAGGTTTGGATCGGGCCATGCGGAGGGGTGAGGTTCCGTACTTGCAGCCTATGCACCCAGATCTGTGACGCTGGTGCGGTACCGGACTTGGTACGTGAGCACCTCCCACACGGCGGCCAAGTCGGCCTCGGAGAACTGCGGATCGCGGTCCAGGGGCCAGATGTCCATCGCCAGGCCGCCGATGGTGCGGTCTGCCATCAGCAGGCTGTGCACGGACTTCACAACCGGATCGGCCACCTGGTCAGGGATCGCGCCGCGGGCGTACACGGCCACCACCAGCGTCAACGCGTGATCGATCTTGCAGGTGCTCACCGGCTCGGCGGATTTTGGCTCTGGCCCTGGCTGGATCACCACGGCCGGCGACTCGTTGCGGCTGAGGGGCTCTTGCCTAGAGCGGTACACCCTGCCCGTCGCCCCACTGGTGGCCGCCAGGATGGTGTCGACTTGGGCGAGGATTTGTTCGCGTTTGGTGGTGGTCATGGGTGGGGCGGAGAAGTCGGGGACACTTAGAGGGTGGGTGCCGCTGATTTGTAGGGGTGGTCGGCGGGGAGGTTGGCAGACAAGCCCCACTTGTGGGCTAGGTAGCCTTCAATACGTTGGCGGGTATCGGCTGATGCAGACGCTGCCAATAGAATCACTTCGGAAATGTTGCCCTTAAAAACTCGCAATGGCTGAGTGCCTTGAGTCCTTCCGCCGATTTGAAAGTTTGGTGGATTAATGTTCACGGAAACTCCCGCGCCAGTGAAGCTTTCTTCAAGTGCTCCATTAAAGAAAATGCTTGACCCACTTGTGGATGCTTGCGTATAAACGGCCGAAAGCACGGTGGGTTGACTTATTGCGCTAGTAGTATTAGCGCTATTCGTTGGCGCAGCTCCTACGCCATCCACCAGTGCCACATTCCCCGTTGTGCGCTGGAGGCCAAAACTTCCGCCTACGTTTTCCGCGCCCGAAGTGTAGATGCCGGCGATTGCGCTAGTTGATCCAGTGTCTTGAGCAGCAACAAAAATAGAAGCCACAGTGCTTAAGCCAGTCCCCGTGCCCAAAAGCCTGCTATTTGATGAGCCACTAAATACGATTGATTGCTTACTGTTAAAAGCGCTTGACGAAAAAGTCGGGCGTAGAAGGCTGTCAGATTGTGATGCGCTCCTGCCATTCCCGCTCTTGTCACCCCACTGGCTCACCACCCCACCGCTTTCTGTGATGGTGCTGGCATCCGCCGCATCCAGCCACAGCGCCGTGGTGATGGCGGCAGGGGTCCAAAGTGGCGCCGCCGAGAACCTCCCCGTTCCAACCCAGATAATCGCCATCAGTCCACCCCCGGCGACAGCGAGTAAACGCCCGACAGGCGGTGCTCATCCATCAGCGCCAGCAGCTCAGCCAGCCCCTCGGCGCTCAACTGGAGCTGGCCCAGCAGCAGCCAGATCGCCTGCTGCAGTGCAGGGCGGTTCTCGCGGCCACTGAGGGAGTCCTGGATCGCGCCGAGAAACACCGTCATCGCGGCGGCCTGATCGCCACTTTTCCCCGGCGTGGCCACCACGGCGCCATACACCTGGCTGGCCAGCAGGGCATCATAGAACGCCCGGTAGTTTGGCTCTGGTGGGGGTGGGGGCGGCAGGTCCTGAACGTTCCAGCCCCAGATCCAGGTCAGCGCCTCAGGGTTCACAGCGCGAGTTTCTGACAGGCGCTGCGTGGCAGGGTCGTACTCAGGCTGAGGCTCACGCACCACCTGCAGCGCGAAAAGCGGCGGCTGCTCCAGCCCCACGACCGGCTCATCATCGCCGCGTGGGTAATTGCGGATCTCGTTGGTCTGGCTGTTCCAGATCACCAGGTCGGCCATCATGCCCTCCGCACGAACAGCGAGACCTTCAAGCCCGCACCTGCCACGGTGCTACCGATCTGGTCGATGTCGATGCTGATCTCGGCGTCGTCCGCCAGGCTGGAGTCGGTGATCGTTGCGGCGCTCGCTGCGGTGGTGCTGCTGAACTCGGTGGCGTCGATGCTGAGTTTCGTGCCCAGCACGCTGCTGCCTGCCTCGTTCACGTCCACGATCAGCGTGCTGCCTGTCGGCGCTGTGTTCACATTGGCCCGCACCGCCAGCAGGGTGGCGGCAAAGGGCATCCTGAATCTCACCCGGTTGGTGCCGGTGGTGAGCGCGGTGGTCTCGTCGCCAACAGGAATCACGATTACATCGGAATCGCGCTGGTGGGCGTGATCCTCCCTGGCGTAGTCCGTGCTGCTGCCGATGGCTGCAGTGGCCGCCAGGGCGGCGGGAGCTGCGTCGGCGGGGGCGGGGACCGACGGCAACCCGCTCAGGTCCGCATAGGCCCCGGTGAACCCCACCCGCGCCATCGCCGCGCCGATGTTTACCAGGATGGTGCCGGTGTTCACGTTCACCCGCGCCACACTGCCCACGGCCTGCACCAGTCCGCTGGACGGCGGAGTGGCCACCAGGGCGCCACCAGCGCCGACATAGAGCCGGTCCCGGATCTGATAGCCGCCGGTATTGAACGGGCGCAGCTCGCCCAACACAACGGCATCACCGTCGCCGTTCTGGGCCAGCGTGGTTTGCAGGATCCCGATCGCTGGCATGGTTGCCGCGTTGCTCGGGTCGCAGGCTGACACCGTGATGCGGTCGGTGTCGCCGACTGAGCCCGTGGCGTAAACCGCTGTGCCAGCCGCCAAGGGGGCGCCGCTGGTGTTGCGGACGTGGACGTAAAAATCACCGGCGATGCTGCCGTGGATGTGGGGGATGACGACCGGCGCGGTGCCGGTGATCGTGAGGCCGGTGAAGGAGGGGGAATCCTCCGCGCTTAGTTCGTCAATGCGGGTTTTGTCCGCAGCACTCTGCAGGCCGGCCGCACTGGTGGTTGCCACGGGCAGCGCCACATCAGCACCCGTGGAGCTCGCCAGCGTCCGGGTGGCGGCGGTGTAACTCAGGTCTGTGCCAGCCGCCAGATTCGCAATATCTTGGGTGCTGGCATCCTTCGTCGCGCCGTTCTGATCCATCGGCACCCGCTCGGTTCCATCGAGCGGGGTTGTGGCGTTCGGCAGGCCTGTGATCGTGGTTTCAGCCATGCCTACAGAATGCGGAGTTGCTTGTTATTCAGAGTCGTGATCCGCAGGCCGCTCAGCGTCACCAGGTAGGTGGCCACGGCCTCAATTTTCTCCAGCAGCACAATCGACAGCAGCCCGTCAGCCATCCGCATCGGCTCGTGCCGCACCTTGTACAGCCCGCCGTCCACGGTCACCTGGTCGCCGTAGGCCAGGCTGCCCAGCTCGGAGGTTTTGATGGTCAGGGCGTTCTCCAGGCTCAGCACCTGTTCATCAAGGGTGATTTCCGTTTTCCGGTCGAACATCCCGAAGGTGGTCAGCTCGCCGAACTGAACCACCACTCGGCCCAGCCGCCTGGATGTGGCCTCCCACATCCGCAGATGCAACCTGTCCCAGGGGTTGGCCATGTCAGAAAGTCAGAGGCCCCGCCTGAGCGGGGCCAGGGTTGGTCAGTTGTCAAGCAACACCCGCACTGTCGTCGCCGCCTGAGCAGCGACAGCCAGCGCATAGCCCACCTTCTTGCGGGTGCCGGAGCTGTCAGTACCGGACACGCTGCCGGAGCTGAAATACACCGGG